TTGATCCAGCTGAAATAAAGGAGGTGTTCCATTGAGTAATTATAAAAAAATGAACGTAATAAAAGGATACGCAACTTCGTTAGCTGACAATCCTTGTATTAATATGTGTGGCAATTTGACAGTAGGTGGCAATGCTAGCTGCAAGTATTGTGGTAGAACACAAGAGCAAATAACTCATTGGCAAGAGTATCCAGTAACAGTTAAAAAATTAATTAACTTAGAGAATTACGATAAGCACGCTTCTAGACAAAGAATAACTGCCCTTGCACAAGAGTACGATATATCTTTTGAAACTGCCAGACAGATATTTGCAGTTGATGGGCATTTAAGTTCTATTAATTAACCCTCGCACTCCACAATATCGTTATACAGTTCCCTTCTGATTTCCGTTCTTAATTCTTTTGGAACTTCACTAAGGATCTTTAAATCGCTTATCTTAGGCTTGAAAGTTTTGTGCTTATTAGCTTCATGGTCGGACTCATCTTTCCATCGCCAGCGTATCTCCTCTGGATGCAGCTCTGATTTAAAATAGAACGAATAACGTAATGGTTCACTCTTCATTGTCTACTTCTAGAATTACATCGCCCAAACGATCCTTTGCTTCACCAATAACCCTTGCGTACTCTATTTGATCTACTGGTACGTTAGTAGCTTCGGTGTGTGCTAGGAATTGCTCTAATCTATTGTGTATGCGTTTTAGTTCTTCTAACATTTTTTCTCTCCATAAAATTTAATTTTTTCAAGAAACCATCTAAAAGGATTAGAGTCTATTAAATCTCTCCTACGTTCCTTTCTTGGTTCTTGGGTTACTTTACCAGTTCTAATGTCGGTAAAAGTTCTGCTTCCATCATTAAAGACTTTTGTTGATATGTAGTCGTTGTAATGATGATATTTAAGTTGCTTCGCCCATTTATTGTAGGCTTGCAATCCTCTTTGCTTTTCTACTGCGTCTCTAAATTCAGTCACTTTGTTCCTCCCATAATCATTTTACTAATATTGTCTGAAGTCTTTTGAGCGTTCTCCTGGTTCTTGTCTGCCATTAAATGCGAGTAGCGTTTAGTGGTTGATGTATCGGAGTGACCTAACAACCCAGCCACTTCTTCTAAAGTAAATCCGTTGCTTACCATTTGGCTACCAAAGGTGTGTCTCAAATCATGGAAGCGGAAATTAAAAATTTCTGCTTCCTTTAATATTCGCTTCCACCACTTTTGAGGTGATGATGCAAAACCTATAATTTTTTCTCCATCTTTAGGTAAGTTATCCAAAAGCTGCATAGCTTGATTGGATAAAAAGATCTTACGATCTATGCCCTTGTGGTCTGTCTTGTGTTCGGTAAGCGTTAAAACATTACCTTCTAAGTCTGACCACCTGGCTTTTAACAACTCACCAATTCTTGCTCCAGTAAACAGTAGCAACCAAATTAAAGTGGTTTGCTTTTGTTTGAAGGGTGCTTCTCTATTAAGAACGACAGTCAAGCGTGCCAGCTCTTCTTGAGTTAAGTAACGCACTCTTTTGTATTCTTTATTCATGCGAAACTTCTTAGGAAAAGGATTGGGTGATAGTTCGCCAATGGATTCCATGTAGTTAAATAATGTCCTTAGTAAACGCAGAACTGCGTTAGCACGATAAGGCCCATTGTTGTTAGTTAAGTCGGTGTGTAGCGTTCTTAAATCCGAGTATTTTATGGTTCTAATATCTCTATCTTTAAGGTAAGGAAAAATAACCCCCTCAAACATCTCTACATCGTGTTTGCGAGACTTTTTTTGTAAACCTATATCGCCACTCCATAATAACCAAACCTCGCTTATATTGAGTTTCTGTGGCTTGGGTATTTCTTGGGTTTGATTGCGTGTCTCTATCGCTTTGTATCGTGCTTCTTTCCAACCAAAGTTATTGGTTAGTTCTCCAAGTTTAACCTTGCGTCTTTTACCTTCAATTGTGTAATCCAAGTAAAAGGATTTGCTATAGTCAAACTCTCTAAGGTGTAAGCCACGAACTTGTTTATCTCTCGTTATGGTTTCCATAATCATTCCTCTAGTTAGGCTTGAGAGCCATAAAGAGTTAGAGAGGTTCTATAAGTTTCCATGTGGCAATCAGCACAAAAATGTGAACCCTTTTTTCTGCGATTATTACAATCTGTATATTCGCAATACATTTTTCCCCTTATCCCTGTTTCATATTTTTCTTTATTACTCATAAACCTCTCCTTTGCTTTTTGCGTTTGATACGCTTTTTTTTTGCCCTATCTTGGTCTGTAAGACCATAACTTTTGTGCATTTGATTGATGCCCATACCATGCAAATTTGGTTCTATGGTTGTAAATTTAGACATTGTTTACCCCCCTAATTGAAAAAGAAATAAGAACATAAATCCTAATAAAAGAAGGCAGTAAGCCATCTGATATAAGAAGTTATGTAACTGTGGGAATCGTTTTCTCCTCATGTCTCTCATTTTTTCTCTCCTAAATTATTATTAAATTTCCTCAACTATGTAGTGAATGAAAGTGTTGTTTAATTAACTACAATGATTATATTAAAGACTTATTCCTAATCTGTCTACTCTTTTCGTAAGTCTTTATATACCAATGTTTTAGGGGAGTTGGAAAGCTGGTTGGTGCGTGTTGGTGCTTATTTAAGCACCTAATATGTCTAATATGTTTTCTATGGGGTTACTGTCTTTCATTTCTTTATCTTGGATAGTTATGTTGATAGCTTTACTAGGTTTGCGAAAGACTACGTTCATGTGTTCCAAAGACACAAAAGCAAAGATGTCTATAGATCCATCTTCATAGTTACGATTCTTGGTGTGCGATCCTCTTCGCATATCAAACCGCCAGTTGGCTCTGTGCTTTTCTATTTTGGTTTTGGTTTTAACCTGGACTTTATAAAGGATGTTGTCGTGCTGAAATAATATATCAGCTTCAGCTGAGTGGGGAACAATAAGTACGGTATCAGAGATTTGACAGAGAAGTGATGCCACGAAATACTCGCCAGAACGACCAACACGTTCTGTAGTTCTTGACATAACTATTCAAATTTCTTTTCCTTGTTAGACATGGGGTTTTTATGGAGTTCTTGATTTTCTAAAATCTTCTAATATTTTTTGTTTTTCTTTATCGGAATCTATTTCATCATCTGCTGCACCAATTACTCTGCTTGTTCTTAATATTGGAGCATAGTTTGGTTTTAAAATTGTATTAATATTATCAATATTTGTTAAAGCTGGACTTGCTAGTCTTTTAGCTTGACCAACTTTTATTGCGGTTTCTCCTAACAAACGAGGAGAAGAAGCTCCAGCATTTAAAGCAGCCATAAATGCAAAAAGTGGATTGGATGTAGCAACACCAGCTCCAACTCCAGCTGCTCCTACACCTCCAGCTGTATATCTTCCCAATCCTCTTGGAATAAATGTATCTGCTGATTGAGCGGCAAGTTGATATGGAAGGTTTGGCTGACCTCCTATTTCTGATATTTCATCTAATAAATTTCCTCTTAAACCAAAACTTGTATTTGCATTGTTTCTTGTTGTGGATTGTAATTTTCTTGCAATACTTTCAACATCTTCTATTTTTCCAGAACCTAATGCTTTTTTTATTTGTTTTTCTAACGTCTTAGACTGTTCATAGGCTTGCATTACAGGGCCATATTCTGGAGAATTATCTAAAATAGTCTTTCTAAGACTGTTTCTGTAAGAAGTTACTAAAGCTCCTGTTCTATCCATAGATGTTGCGTCTGGCATAAAATCATCAAGAGATTGTTTTAAAAAATCCAAACCATCAACTGTATGTAATTCTGGTGATTTTACCCAATCATCAACCAAATTATTTATTTCTTTAATTTTTGCGTTTATTTTAGGAGTTCCAACCTGACCTCGTTTAGTTGATTGTGTAAATTCTTTTATTGTTTTGTTTAAATTATTTTTTACAACTTTAGGATCAATTTTAATTTTTTCTAAACCAAGATTCTCCATGCTGTTTAAATATTCTTTTTTTCTAGCTTTTGCTACATTCTGCAACCCTTCCATATAACTATAAACAGGCTGTAGGGTTGTTTCTAAAGTTTTGTTAGCAGACATTTGAGATCTTATTGCATTTAAAACATCACCGCCTTTTTCTCCACCTTTAGCTAAAGTAGTTAAAACTCCATCACCAAGACCAGATTGCCCTTTTATAATATTGCCTACAGTCGCTTCTGTAATGCCCTTAACAGCGCCAGGTGTTTTTTGTAACCCTTTCATTAAAAGAAGCGTTGGATCAACTGCTTTGGTTGCCTTACTAATTATATTGCTAGATTTAAGGGGCGCTCTTGCAAGGCTTAAAGGAACTGCTAAATCTGCCAAAAATCCTACAGGATCATTTTTTAAAGTGTTGGCAACTTTGCTTTTAACTTCATTAAAATCTTTACCACCATATCTATCATAGTAAAATTTCCCAACCGCCCTTGCAGCTTCTTCACTTGGCTGTTCACCAGGTGTATATAGATTGTAAATTCCTTTTCCTAATTCAACTAAATTTTTAGCTGTTTCTATAGGACTTAATAAAGGCGTAATAGTATCACTAGCAAATTTATATGCGCTTGAAGGAACATTTCCAAGAGTTTCTAAACCACTATCAAGAACACTTAATTGTTCTTCTTTTTCTTTTTCTAATTGTTCCAAAGATTTCATTATTTATTTTCCTGTTCTTCTAAGAATCTCTTTTTTAAGAACAGACTCCCACACAGAATCTTTTTTAGCTTTTTTGTAAGCATTTTCTATTGCATTATCGTCTAAATCTTTAGCGTCTAAAAAATAATCTTTGCTTAAATCTCTTATAAAAGATTCTGAAGTATATTCTTTGCCTTTATACCCACGCATAGATTTATTATTGTTTTCATAGTAATCAACTGATTCTTTCTCTGTTTCTATTAACTGTTGTGATTGTGCTTTTAAATCAAGTAATCTTTCTAAATTTTCTTCAGGTGAAAGACTAGGGTTGTAACCTCTTCTAATTAAGGCTTCACCTTCTCTTTCTGAGAATTGACCACCTAAAATTTCTTTTAAACTTTGTTGAATAACACTAGCAACTCTTTCTTCTACCATTAAACCTTGTTCATTAAAATACGCAGCTAATTTTGGAAAATCAGATAACATACCAGCGCTTACACCAGAAATAGCAACTCCGTTTTTGGCTGCTGTTTCTAAAATAAGCTGTGCATCTTCTAGTCTTTCTAAATTAGCAACATTTTTTGCACCCCTACCATCATCAATGTATTTTGTATAAATGGTAGCAAATTTCTCATCGGTAGAAATTTCACCTTTATTCATAGGTCTTTCGCCAAAACCCAATCCTTGAACAGCAGCCGTTTCGGCTACTTTTTTATCATAAGTAATTTTTGGATCATATTTACCAACAGAGCCAAGACCCATAACATCATTAATCTGTTGTTGAAGATTTGCTTTTTTGGCTGGATCTGTTTCTAGCCTTAATTGTGTTCTTAATTCATTAAGAAAATTTGCGTTTGTAATTAAAGTAGATCCATCTTTTCCACTAAACTGACTTTCAAATTGATATTTAGCAAACAACTCTGGGTTTGCTTTAGCCAATTCTTTTTGTGCTGCGTTTAAATTAGAACCATCTATTGCTGCATTTAACTTAGCAGCATTATCCCTAGCAGTACGCAACTGTTCGTTTTGCTGAAGCATAGCCATATCTTGCGACATATCATTGCCTTTTAACGCACCACCAAGAAGATAAAGCATTTTAGTTAATCCTTGTTTTTTTTCAGGTGTCATGTTTCTAAATCTGTCACCAAATCTTTTTGGTTGTGGGGGAGTAACAGGTGTAGGAAGATTTACAGGATATTGTTGTTTTATATTTCCCAATATTTGTTGCATATTTAATAAATTATTTATTGCCATTTATAAAACTCCATAATTGACTTTGTAGTAACCATTAGCGTCTTGAATAACCGCTTCAGGCATGTACTTTTTAACTTCTTGAGCAATAACACCAATGGTTGAAGTGTTGACTCCTAACTCTTTGGCTTTGTCGTTCCAATCCCAAGTATATAAATTGTGTCCGTTTTCAGACTTACCAATAGGTTTAATGTTTTCTTTTAATCTTTCGTCAGACCAAATAACAGCAGCTAACTGAGCAGCTGTACCCAACACATCACCAACACCAGTTTGTTGTTGACCTGTTTGTGTTGTGGTGCTTTGTTGTGGTATTAATCCAGCTGCTTGTGATAACAAACCAAGTTGCTTTTGACCATAACCCATAGCATCTGCGTATTGACCATAAGCTTGATTAAGAGCTTGTTGCTGGAATTGTTGTTGTTGTCCACCTATGCCAGACAATAAACCAAGATTGTTGTATTGATCTGCTAATTGGTTGCCAAATAAACCAGCTTGGAAACCTCTGTTGCCTATTTCTCTGTTTATATCTTGTCCAGCTAGTGATGTAGCTCTATCAAAACCACCTTGTCGTAAGCCAGCAGCGGTTCTAGCTGCTTGGTCTGCAAATGCTCTGTTGGTTTCTGCTTCTAATACTCCACTTCTTGAACCACCAAAAGCACCAGCTCCTATAGCTCTGTCTTGATCTCTACTAACTGCCATTTGCCTAGATCTATCTAAATCAGCCAACGTAGTATCTACAACTTGCTGTGTGTATGGATTTTGATAAGCACCAATGTCTCTATCTAAAATACTAGGTGCGCTCATGCTAGCCAAAGCGTTTAATGAACCTCTAGGATCGTAACCCATAGATTGACCAAACATATTTCTGGTTGCATCAAAACCTGTTAATTGGTCTGGATTAAAGCCAGCCACACGAGGGCCTGTGTATGGAAGGTATGGTTGATTAGCAATAGTTTTACCTGTGTTGTAGACATCTTTGTATATTGCCATTAATTGAGGATCAATCGCTGTTGACTGAGTTGTTGTATTTTTTCCTTTGCTCATAATTTATTCCAGTTCTTTTCTAATCATGTGTTCTTCCACAAACCCATGTTTTTTTAAAAATCTTTGCCATCCTTTTCTTCCCCCTCCGTAAAGACGAGAACACCCAAAAAAAGTGGCAAATCTTTCAAACTCTGGCAACATTGCTAAGAGTTCTTCTACGTCACCACCACAAAACAATAAGTTCATTATACGTTTTTGTGGGTAAGTGACCACTTCCGTTATCATTATTGACTCACTTGCTGGCCAAAGTTGAAACTGTCCATTCTCTATGCCATCTTCTATATCTTCAAGAGCATAAAGGTCTTGTAACTCAATAGCTGGAACTAATAAGTGTCTTAGCCTTAACCAATGAGGTTTCCAGTCCTCACTATGATACTGCTGTTGTACTGAGGTTTCCACTATTGTCCGCTTGTATTTTAAACTTAGAGCCATCAGGACTCACCAAAACTATTTCTGTCTGATCGCCACCATTGGCTTCAATGCGTTCACCTTTATTAAAAGTTAAGCCTGATTGGTATTCTAATTCAGACACCAAATAGTTTTGATATTCCCTATCATATTGTTCACCTGGTCTTGTAAATGCCTTTCTCGCCATTACCTACGACCTCTGTTCCTTAAATCTAATCTTATAGCACCCACTTCAAAATCTTGTGTCGTTTCACCTGTAACTTTCATCTGTACCTGTCGAGCTGTAAACCTTGCATCCGTATATCCATCTGCTGAATCAAAAGTAAAAGAGCCAAAATCTGTTTCAGGCCCTAGCGGTGTAAACTTTCCTTTAAAACTAAGGGTTACGCCAGGTAGTGTGTTAGCTTCTGAATCTGGAATAATCTGATTTACTTGCACACAACGATCTCCATTACCTATTTCTATAGGCCCTGATTGTGCAAAAGGTACAGAAGCTCCCAATGAAGGAGAGTTGTTCAAAACAACGCTTTCATGTTGGTAAACAAAACCAGCGTTATCCGCAGCAATAGGATAGTCAAACACCCCTTGATCCACCCAACAACCTCTGTCCATAGATCCAATACTCCAGCTGTTATCTAAATAATTCCAAACAACGTATTTTTCTGGTTTTAAAGAATCGGTTGATGGAAAGAACCACCATATTTCATTAAAGTTAGAGTTATGTCCTCCAGCTATGGTTTTTCTATAACTGTAATTAAGATCGTCAAATATATAATCATGTACTTCACAGGGAATCTCTTTAACAGAACCATCAAAAACAAAGAAACTGTTTTCACCCATCCATGCTAAGAAATTACCAGCACTAACGATACCTCTTGTTGATATGGCTTTACAGTTTGTGCCAGCATCTTGAATACCATATACAAATGGCTGACCAGTATAATAAAGACGTGCAATTCCTGTATCGGTAAACAAAATAACGTCTGTTTGCCATTTAACAGCACCTATAACTCTTCCACCTGTAGGTACTTGTAAGTCACCAGCCGTATTAGTCGCTGCTGCTGTCCAAGTAGTTAATGCTTCTCTTGATGACCAAGCAATCTTTCTTGGATCTCCACCAGAACCAATCGCTAATATATGCCTTTCATTAGTGACCACAACACCTAGATTACCTGTCGGTGCATTTGTGATAGCAGTTCCAGCTGCATCTGGAGTGTTTGTTCCTCCACCATGAGGTCGCCATTGATAAATCTTGCCATCTGATGCGGAGCAAAATATTAAATATTCACCCCAGTTATCAAATGAAAAAGATGTTGTGTTAAAAAGTAATCCTGATTGAGAACGAGCATCACCATAATCTTCTACGTTGTAATTGTATGCACCAAACCCTAAAGGATCAGCAGAAGCGTCTGTTACAAAACCAGATGGTGTTATGTCATACCAAGTGTTTCTAGTTAAAACATAAACCTTTTGTCTTGTACCAACCGCTAGAATTGGATTGCCAGCGTTATCTGAATAAGTAAAAAGAGCTGTGGGTGTGCCTGTTAGTGCTGTGCTTTTTAACTTTTCCCAACCACCAATGGGCCTTAAATTTCCATTTTGGAAACGAACTAAATCACCATCAGTCCAGCGACCTTTATTACTGTACGCTGTACCGTTGGTAACAATTCCTGGAGGTGGAGTTATTGGGAGTAATGCCATTCACTTTTAACCGATTGTTTTTGTAACTGATGTTGGTGTAATCTTTTTTGCTATCTGTCCATCTAAGCCTGATTTAAGTTCAGTAACTTCATCAGCACCCATAGCAGCTTCTACCCAACCTTGTACTTTAGCAGCGTCTAAACTTCCAAAGGCTGTGAAGCTAGAGATACTATCTGTATCTAAGGCTTGGCTTCCATAAACACTTGCTGTCCAGTAGTTACCTTTTGAATCTTTGTTAGTGCCATCTGTTGCTGTTAGTCTCCAATGTACGTTGTGCACGACATCAGCGTTGCTGTCTTTTGTTGGGTAAGTGTCAACTGTACTTACATCCCATGCGTATGAAATTGCCATATCTTTATCCTTCTAGTGTTTCTATTCTAGATTTTAAATCATCTATTATTGTTTGTTGTTCTTGGATTGCTTTAGTTAATACTGATGTTAGTTGTCCATAAACTATTCCTTTTGAGCCATCTTCTCCATTTACAACTTCAGGAATAATTGACTCTATTTCTTGTGCTATAAATCCTATGGCATTTGAGTTATCAGCTTTAACTTTATATTTTCTTGGTTTCATAGCTTTAACTGCATCAAGTCCATAAGTAATATCAGCTATATTTTCTTTATACGCCACGTCTGAAGCATCAGACCATGCACCAGCTGATGTTAGTTTGGCTGTATTTGCTGCTGCATCAAAATATAAATAACCTGGTTCTGAACCATGTGTAGATGGCAAATAATATATTCTTCTATATTGATTAACGCCGTTGCTATGTCCTATACCTATTCCGCCAGCATTACTTGAGTAAACTGAAAGATTGACTGTAGTACCAGTAACATCAGATGTTGCTCCGATACATAATGTTCCATCACTTTCAATACGCATTCTTTCTGCACCAAAAGTGCCTGTGTGGTTTTGATAAGTTGCAAAACGTAAATTATTACTATCATCCCACCCTATAGTTGAACTAGGATTTGCAGAATGACCACCGAATAAAAGTATAAAGTCACTCATATCAGAGTTACCTACTGCAAAATAAGCATCATTATCTGTTGCACTTGAGCGAATACTAGATGTCTCCACCCCAGTATGATTTACTTGAAATCTATCAGAAGGACTCGTAGTTCCTATGCCTACTTTTCCTGTGCTTCTAAACACTACAGAATGACTTGTGCCAGCATCTTTACTAAAATATAAATCACTATATTGTATTAATAAGTTACCAGAACCTGTGTCTTTTATGTATGAGTCTGAAGCATCGTGGTATATTGTTAAATCTGAACCAGCACCAAATATGGCTTGTCCATTATCAGGTAATTTTATATCGTGATTAAATGAAGCTGTTCCAGCATCCGATATATCAAGAGTAAGAGCAGTAATATTTGTACCACCATCGTTGCCTTGAAAAATAATATCTTGGTCGCTTGTTGCACCTTTAATGTAATTGTTAGAACCATCGTGATATATCTCCAAATCATCTCCAGTTCCAAAGATAGCTTTTGCATTGTCATCAAAGTTTGCTGAAGCAAATTTGACATTAACTGCTGTGCCAGTAGCACTAAATATCGCATCTATTGTGTCAAGATCCGTATTTAGCTTAGTTCCCCAAGTATCTGTAGATGCTCCGACCTCTGGTTTGGTTAAACTTAAATTTGTTGTAGTTGTATCTGCCATAATTCTTATCCTTTATGCTGCTTCTGACCAATCGGTTGATGGGTTTGATTGTTCAGACCATGTTGTAGTTGAAACTGTCTGTTCCGTGAAGGTGGTTGTCGAAACAGTTTGCGTCTCCCATTTTATGCTACCAATCGCAGAAAAACTAGAGGTTTGTGCGATGGTTGATGCGCCAGCATATATTATGCCAGCCAAAGCTGTTACGTTACTGGTTTCTTCTATCGTTGAAGCAGCTCCAATTATAAATTTACCAGTTGCAGTAAAGCCTGAAGTTTGAGCAATCGTTGATGCTCCAACTTTAATAAGTACGCCAGCTGAAGTAAATCCGCTGGTTTGTGCAATCGTTGCTACACCATCAAGAACAATTAAACCTGTGGCTGTAAAGCCTGATGTTTGCGCTATTGTGCTTGCACCTAACTTAATAACGTGACCTGTTGAGGTAAAGCTAGACGTTTGTGCTATCGTGGCTTCTCCACGATCTATTTGTCTGCCTGTAGCTGCAAACCCTGAAGTCTGAGCTATGGTTGCAGATCCAAGTTTTACAATTCTTGCACTTGAAGCAAAACCAGACGTTTGAGCAATGGTACTCGCACCAAGTTTTACAATTTCTCCTGTAGAAGTAAATGCAGAAGTTTGAGCGATTGTTGCTTCACCTCTAACAAATTGTATTCTTCCAGTAGCAGTTGCTCCTGAAGTCTGTGCTATTGTTGCAGACGCAAAGTGATATGTGGGAGTGCCATAATCAGCCTTCCCATAATCATATTGACCGTAGCCAATACTTGCCATTGATTAAGCTAGTGTTATATCTAAGTCACCAGCATCAAATCTGAATACGTCTCCGCTTGCTACTGTCTTAGATGCAGTTAATGCAGCCCATGCCATTAAGTTACCACTTGATGCAGCATCAAATACTCCAACGTGGGTAACTGTACCCCATGCACCAGTTGCCGTTACAAACTCTACTGCTGCACCATTAGTTGCAGTTGTAGGGGATGTTCCGCTTACTGTCATTGCTGCCATACTTTTTCTAGCGTAAGAACCGCCAGAACATTCTGTTCCACCACCTGTATCTGAAGGTGCTGCTGTGAATAAACCAACATATAGAGTGCCTGGTGCTGTATAAGCACTTCCACCGAATACATGGTCTAAAACTTTATCTTCTAAATAATCGCTAAATCCAGCCATTTTTTACTCCTATGAATTACTTGCGTAATATGTTTTTGTTCTTGCCTTATGTCCATAAGTCCGAACTCGTTTAATTAAAGAACCATCTGAATACTTAGCTTTTTCATTAGCATCTTCTAAATCAACTAATGCTTTTAAGTAAGCAGCTTCAAACATTGGTACTCGTTCATCTTCCATTAAAAACACGCTTGCGTGTTTTAAACATCCATACAAATAAATATCAGGATGTGAAGTAGATAACCAATTTGTTGTGTTACTAGAACTCAATGCTGGTATCTTTGAATAGTATACCAATTCTAATGTCGAGCTAGTAGATGGTGTTGGTATTAATTCCAAAGTTCCATCAACAACAGAAAAATAAGAGGGCGCACCTGATATATTATCTTGTGCGTTTCTAAATACGTCTCCTGTTTCTATTGATACTTGAAATAAGGGCCTGTATGTTCCTGTCTTAATCTTTACGTTAATAGCTTCAAGCCAATCAGTCGGTAAAGTTAAATATTGTTCATCAGCAGTAGCATCAGATCTTTTAATCATGTCTCTGTGCCTGATGTTACGATTAAATTCTGCTTCTGCGTTGTCTATAAAAGTATCGTAATGACTAGTTAAATCTGTTCTGTTTAACCAATTTCCTATTGCTGTTTTTAATTCATCGTAAGTCATACTTTACCTTCCCATACTCTAAATACTTTATTATCTGGATTGTTTAACCATTCTTTCATTTTAGCTTTGTCGTTAAACCAACCCTCACGCATTGCCTTTTGAACAACCACCATTGGAATTTCTGCAACGTGGCGGAGGTCTTTTCCTGGTGTTGTTACTTCAGATAACATCTTAACATTATCTATTACAGGCTGTACGTTTTGTTTGGTGTGAATATGGTAAACACCATCATCGTCTAAATCTTGTGTGACAAGTTTAGATTCAAAATTCTTTTTATATTCTGCTACGGTTTCTTTTTTTGCCATGCTAAAAAAATGTGGGGGCGAATGGGTGAAAACACCCCCACACTAATTTACTTATGAAGTAGTTAAGTCAGCAACTACACCATTTGCAGCTTCGTTCTTCATTTCCAATCCGAACTCTGTGTAAATAGCTTTAGTTTCTGCGTCACCGATTGCTCCTAAATCTTGAGATTCAAAAGCTCTCAAGTAAGCAACACCAACGTACTCAGGATCAACTAAAAGGGCCGATCTAGCTCTTGAGAAGTTAGATGGGACTACTTTAATGTCACCGAAGTCACTTGTGTATACAGAAACAGCCGCTTGAACGTGATCCCCTGGGATACCTTCAAGTGCTACCGCTTGTGTAGCAGATGCTCTACCAGTAAAAGCTGAAACAGCTTGCTTGTTAAAAGCACCAACTATCATTACTGATGGTGAAGCACCATTTCCAAAACAAGTTGAAAGGACACCTTTCAAGATTGTTTCAGTAAACGCTCTTTGCGTTCCATCAGTAGGAGCAGAACTTTCGTTTGCAGCATTTGCACCAGCTGTTCCAGAAGTTGCTCTGCCAGCGTTAGTAGTGATCCAAGATTCAAAACCTCTTGTCGCTCTAACTGTAGCAGCAGCTCCGTTGTTTCTACCTTGTTGTCCACAGATAGTTTTTTCAACGTCTCTTTTCAGCGCACGCCCTATAACAGACATTTGGTGAGCCATTTCTGACTTCTTAGCAGCTGGATCTGACGCTTGTTGTGAACCAGTAACAGTTGCGTTTCTGGTGTTAATTTGACAAACATTAGCAGCTCTTACTGTAGCAGTAGAAGCTGATCTTGAAATTTCACCACCTTCAAGCACACCTGTTGATGTAGCTGCTGGTAATGACTCTGTTTGCCAGTCGAATTGAACATTTTTGACACTTCTTTTGCCACCAAGAGAAACCATAGGGGTTTCCATAGGAGAGATGTTGTATATCACATTGGATAGATCTTCCCTGTCTGAAGTAGCTGTGTAAGTATCAAAAGCATTTGTAACTTTAGCCATGATATTTTCCTTATATTATTATTAATTTAATGCTTTAAAGCATTGATTCAAACACTTTAGTTGCATCTGACATCTTGCCAGACTTCGCTAATCTCTGACGGAGACGTTTTCCTTTATGTGGAGTTACAGGAACATTTGAAGTGCCTGGTCTGGCTACTTTAGCTTTGGTTGCAACTACAGGTTTCTTTTTAACACTCTCTTGTGTTTTATCATGTAGCATCGCTTTTCTAATTGCTAGAACAGCTCTGTGATCGTAAATCTGGTTTAATTCATTTTCTGAAAAACCAAGTTCAGTAATCGCATACTGTTTTAACTCTGCTCTTCCGTTGGCTGCCTTTTTAGGATCTTGCCACTCTGGAATCGCATTTACTAAAAGCTGTGCTTCATTTTGCACTTGAGCTTGTAAGTTCTGCATTTGCTCTTGCTGGCTTTGTTGCAACATTCTTTGTTGCTCCGCTAACACCGCATCTTGCTTTTTCTTGTTTTCTTCCCAAGACGCTCGTTGCGAGTTATAACCAACAGGATCGTTCTCCGCTAAAGCTACCCAATCAGGTTCATTTTGCATACCAGCTTCTAACTGGTTACGCATTTGATCTAGTAACTGCGTATAAATTGCACGCTCCTCTCGGACTGCATTAGTTTCGGCTTCAGCGTTTTTTCGCTGATTAGCCAATTCTTGCGTTTTCCGAGTGTAATCAGATTGCCTACTGTATCCGCTTTTAAGTTCATCGAGCGTGACCTCTTGTTCTACTCCATCAACACTTATAGTGTAAATGGAGGGTTGCTCTTCACCTTCTTCTTCTACTTGGTTAGCTTCTAATTCTTCTTCGAGTTCGTCATCGTATTCTTCATCTTCTAACTCTTCTACTTCTTCTACTTCTTCAGTAGCTTCTGCTTCAAGTTCTTCAGGTGCTTCTTCGACAACTTGCTCTTCTTTTGCTTCGATGCTTTTTTGAGATTCTTCTTGTTGAGTCAATAGAGCTTCGATAGCTTCTTTGCCATTATCTAAACTGGAGTTAAAACCAGTCGCATTTGCGTTGTTGGTACTCATAGTAATTTCCAATAATTAAACTAAGTCTATATTATGCAATATTTTTCTTAATTTTGACAATTTGATTTTTCTTTATTATTCCTTTCTCTACAATTATTCTTAATTGTCTCTCAAATTCTGGTATTAATTTCATTGCCATCCACAATCTTTCTCTCTCTTCTGATTCTTCTTGTTTAGTGGAAGCCCATATTTTTTTATATTCATCCTCAAGCATTTCCATAGCTTCTTGAAATATTTCATTGTTAAGAATGTCTTGAGCGATACGACCTCGCTCGATGTCTCTTCTATTATTATCTGCCATTTATCTATTCAATAAACCGTAAGAAGGAGTTGCTGCTACGACAGGAGAAAAACTAGATTCTACAGGAGAGTTTAATAAACTTGGTGGCAATATATTTGGTGAGGATGAAACAGAACCACCTAACAAACTAAGAGTTTCCGCCAGAGTTTCATAGTTTAATGGTTCAGAATAAGGTAACGGTACTGCGTCAGTATTAGCCATAGGTTCAACCATATTTATTATTGGATCTTGATAAATAGGTTGGTTGACCATAGGACTAGCTTCTATTTCTGGAAGTGTTATTGGAAAATCAACTTGTGGATTTGGAGTGTTTAACAAACCACTAAAATCAATATCGTTTATGTACGTTGTGTCTAAACTTCCAAGTGGAGATACGGTTGCTGGTCTTGTATCTACTATTGGTGCTGGATTTATTACTGGTGCTGGATTGTTTAAATTTAATATTTCTTCAAGTAATAAATCTTCTAATGGGTTTTCAATTCTGTCTTGTAAAGCAAAAAGATTGACATTTTCACGATCATAGTCTGAAAGTAGTGCCAAAGCGTCTCTTTCTTGTTGCTCGGCTAGTTCATCAGCATAACGATTTTCAATGCTGTAAGGATCGATATAATCTAGGTTAGGATTTACATTGGGATTATTAACAACACCTTCTGGCGGTTGATAACTAGGAAAAGGAACAGCTGAAGCTCCTGGTGCGGTGTATCCCATTGGTTGATCCATACTATAAGAAACGCCTGGTGCAATCATGGAAGGCACAGCTTGACCACCAGATATAAGACCAGCGTATGCTTGCCCACTTAACATAGGGTTTGTATAAGGAGGTAAATTTACAGGCGATGGATTTTGTGCGTTTGTTATCCAATCTGGAGTTCCTGAATATGGCATTGAACGAACTGGCCCATCAATCGTCACACCAGGAGGTGCGTAAGGCATTTGGTTAGGTATTGAATCGTAAGCTCCTTGACCTGTAGTTAAATCTAAAAATGGTGCTTCTTCTAAAACTGGTGTTAAACCTAAATCTTCTCCTCCTAATAAACCCAAAGAAGGAGCTAAATCAACTCCATCATTTCCTCCCTTAACAGGTCTTGGAATAGCGTCTGCTATTGATTGAACACTTGTAGAAAAATTAAAATCCTCTCTATCGTCTCTACCTGTTAAATAATCATCCCATGATGGAAGATTGTCCCATTGGGATTCAAGTCCAGGAGGGAGTGGTGTATCGCCTTCTTTATTAGGAATAACAGAAATATTGTTATCCTGTAAATATTTCTTCATGTAAACAGCTTCTTGCTTATCTCTTGCTGTTATTCGTTCTCCAGTTGCTTCATTAATCCCTAAAAAAACACCTGGCTCGTACATACCTCTACGCTCTATACCTTTCCAGTTGTTCTGTAACCACTTATAAGGATCAGAAGTTTTCCAAAATTCATTAAACGTCTGTCCACCCCAGAGTTGATCTTGTCTTTGTTTGCCAGTCATTCTTGCCATTTATTTAACCTCGAATAATTTATCTATTTTTTGTTCCATTTTATCTAAAACCTCTAACACTCTACCTATGTCCATTTGTTGTTGTGATTTAGTCACATACAGCGTTGGTATTTCTTCTCTTGTTTTATTTAATAAAATGTCCACTCTTTTTATCTCACTTGCATTAGATCTAATGTTGTACATTAGAGGTGCAACAACTAATGTTAAAAGAATATTCCAAAATAATATAGGATTAATGTCCATTTTTTAATAACTCCACAAGTGAGGTCTTGGTCTATTTACTTCTGATTCTGCTATGTCCAAATGTATAAATCGCCCACTTCCTTTTTGATTAACTCCAATACCTGGCAGATTTCTCTGTATTGCCAATTTTAATATTATATATGCTTTTTCGTGTGACGCACCAATATCAACTGCTAGTCCTGAAGTATGAACGCCTGGTGATGATTTCTTTTTCTCTATAGGGTGTTCAATACACCTATAACCAGACGTAATAATAAAAGGAAAATCTGCTTCCTCTCTTATCCTTTGAACCACATCAACAATTCTTTCATCTATGCCATGCTCACCACAATGCTGACAAGCAAACTCTTTTTCAGAAAAATTTGGGAATCTATCCCAATCTATTTGCCTGTCCATTTATTAAAAAAATCAATAACTTTTTGAACGTGAGCAGATTGTTTACGATCTACAACTATACCTACCGCCAAACCTATTAAAAATATTATTAAATATTCCATTTTAACTCCTATAAATAATTAAATAAAAATACAACTTAATGCTTGTTAATAATAAAGCATTACTTGTCCTCTTTGTGGCTTGCACCAAAATAAAATGAAATAACAGCACTAGCAAGACCACCTAAGTAGCCAAGCACTAAGTTGATTAATGCTTCTGAATTTTGTTCAGGTGGCTGTAGAGTTACTAAAAATATATATCCCATAAAGCCACCAACAACTGCTGTTCCCATTATACGAGCAGTCCAGTCTTTACTAAACTTTCCTCTAGCATCCTGAGTGTCAGCCACCTCAAGTTTAAATACATCTACTTCAAGCTCTTTCATCTGAACTTCAAAGGCTTGTTCGGCTTTTTTAAGCTCAAGCATTTGTTCAGGTGTAGCTTCTTGAACGGCTTTCTCTATTGCTTTAGGTGTATTAGGAACTCCCAATACTTCAGCTATCATATTGGCAGCCATTCCTCCCATTGGGCCACCTAAAGCAGTACCTAGAGTTGGTGCAACTGCGCCAACAACACTTTTTAATAATCCACCTATTTTCATATTTACTCCGATAATGGGTTTTTGTTATCTTCTTCTAACTTTTTAATGTCTTGTAAAATTCTTTCTACTTGACCATCTAATTTAGTAATTGATGTTTTTAAATCAACTATGTCTTTTTCACTAAAGTCCAATCTTGGTATTAAATTTTCATCAATACTTTTTTCAACGTAATTGACTGAACTTTCTAAAGACTCAAACCTTTTTTCAATCTCACCTAAACCATCATCAGTTTCTTGTGTTTTTTCTATTTTAGCTTCTAGGTTCTCTAACCTATTAACGTAAGTAGCTCCTGTGTAACCAAAACCAGCTAAAGTACCCACAATGGACACCAAAGCTATCAACTGTGTTGTTTTGTTTTCAAACCATTCCATAAGTTCTCCTAAAGACTAGGTTGTAATTCTATCATTTCGCTTAGTGTATTTAAACTCGTTGAAGCTAATCCGTAAAAAGCATTGGTATTATCAGACATAACCACATTGCTGTAGATCTCTCTGGGTTTATACCAAGTTTCTTGTTTAGGCATTTCATAAGTTTTATAAACTTCAAACGCTGGCACATAACCTAAGTACGCAACCAATGTTGATTGGTCTGCGTATTGACCTGTTTCTTGTGATTGTTCTTGTATTTCTTGTTGCTCTTTAATGTTATTAGAAATAATTTGATCTGCTATCTGGTCTGCTTCACTAGCTGTCATTACACCAGAAACAGCTGTGTTTATTTGACCTTGCATATCTTGTACTTGCACTTCTGCCATAGCTACTTGTGGATTGTCGTTAAGAGAGGGCATTGGAGTAATAATTGTGGTAACACTACTAACTGTTTGTGAACTTCCTCCACCTGTATCGGTTGTGTCTTGACTTAAAGAAAGGATTGTATTCGTTTGCACATTAGCTGACGTTATTTGGTCTGACATACTAGGAGAACTGCTAGTGCTTACGCCAGATACAGAAGAGTTAGCTGTATTTGTAGTAGACGTTGTGCTGTTAGACGCTGTTGAGCTGTATCCTTGCGAGCTAGAACCACCAGAAGAATAACCACTACTTGACACGCTGTTAGCAGCTGCTCTTACGCTATTGCTAACTACGTTAAGCATGGTTGATGTTATACCACTACGGCTAGGGCCTTCTTCTGCTATTAATTCTATTTCTTCCTCTATCTCTTCTTCTATTTCTTCTTCGGTGTTTTCTTCGGCTTCGGCAAGAAGCTCTTCACGACTTTCTGTAATCTCGTTGATTTCATCAGCTTGTTGTATTTCTTCCAACTCTTCTTCAAACCACTCTTCCAACTCTTCCAAAGTTTCAAAGCTTTCTCTTTCGTTTGTTTCATCATTTCTAACATAATCATTTATTTCCTCTCTAATTATTGTTTCAAATTCATATAAACTTATAAGTTCTTCACTTGGATTTATAAGTATTGTTTCAACTTCGTAATCATCAAAAGAGATTAAAAATTCAGGTTCTTCGTAAACTTCTATATCGGTAAACCTTTCTTCAATCACGTTAAAGTCTGGAAGTGGATCTATGTCGCCTATACTATATTCTTCAAAATCCAATTCAAAGAATATTTCCTCTGTTTCAAAAAAGACCACTTCTTCATAAGGTTCTTCAAAGAAAAACTCTTCTTCATAAGCAAACATATCTTCTTCATAAAATGTTTGTCCTGTTTGGGTATTAATATCTTCTTCGTAACCATAATCAAAGTTATCTTCTATGAAATAAGCTACTGACGCTTCTTGTGTGTAACCAGGACAGAAAGGTGCGTATTGTGAATCTTCACTACATTGTTGGTCGTCATAGGCTTCCCAATAAGAAGGACAAGATTCGCTGTGCAATTGTGTAATATTGCATTGTTGGGTTAGATAAGCAGCTGCGTAACCAGCACAACTAGAATTGTTTAAGGGATCGCTGCAATCAATAGTGTTGTCTGAACCATCGCTGTATAAAGAACCACCATTTTCTAATGTGGTGTTGTAGGTCGTGTTATTCCAATTAGTATTGACGCAAGTTCCTGATACGTTGGTTGTGCCTGTGCTACATTCATCGTGAAAAAGATATGTGTATATTTGTGAGGTGTTTCCTTGCTCTCCTATTAGTACATCATGGTTAATAACGTCTAATGCACCATACCTAAATTCATAAGAGTTATTATTCCAAAGGATTACTTCAAAGCTATTGTCTGTATTACTCCTGTTATATTCTCTAAGGTTATACCAACCAAAAACAGACTTATCGGTAAAGTTTTTACCAAGCATTTTTGAACCACTATCTCTAATTAAATCAGTCCAAAAAGGAAATAGTGTGTTGGTGTATTGAGGGAGTGGATCAGGTGTGTAATCACCACAATAGTTATTGTAGTTTACATTTCCTGTTCCCAATCCAAAGTGTAAACAACCATTGGTTGCCATTCTTGCTGAATCATAATCATTGCCATAAAAAGTAAACGTATTGTCTAAATTAAAAGCACTAGATAGTTGGTCGTCACCAACATTAAAGTTAGTAGTTCCTGTTTGATTGGTTAAATCAAAAAGGTCTTGGTTGTTTTCATAGATGTACGCAGCTTGAAGAAAGTTGCACGCTAAGAGTAAACAACTAGCTTGCCATAAACTCTTTAGCACAAGTTCTTCCTGACTTCTTTTTACCTTCTGAATTACGAGTTTGTTTACATTTGCTTATGTATTTTGATCTAACGTCATCGTAGTCTGGTCTATCCATTTTATTAGATGCCCAAGCTCGTTTAGCTTCTTTACCTACTTTGCCTTGATATGGGCATGGAGTTCCAGCCATTTCCATAGCTTTAAACACTCTCTCGTCTTGGCAAAGAATAGCTACAGACGCTACTTTCATGCCAGTATCGTATAAGTATTTAGATAACTTTAAGCGTTCACAGTTCTCATCTCTTACAGTTCTACCTGTAGATATACCAAACACTTGGCCCTGAAACGCTCCTGATCTACCAACAGTACAAAGGTCTTGTGAATAAGACATGATGCTTGGTGCGATAGCTGAAGCTGGGGGTGCTTTATTTTTTATATTTTGATTTATAGTTTGTGTTGAGTTCGATTCATTTATATTTCTATTTGTATTGTCTGATTTTGAATTGTTGTTGTTCTGATTTACGTTATTTGTTTGTACGTTTGATTCAGACTTACTTTCGTTTTTATTTACGTTTGTGTTGTTACTAACGCTGTTACTGGTCGATTGATTGACGTTTGTGTTGGTATTATTTGAGGTGCTAGTGTTATTAACAGTTTGATTAACAGTTGAATTTACTGTGGAATCAGATGTTGAAGTATTAATATTTGTATTTTCGTTACTATTATTTGTCGTTGCTGTTGAGGTTGTAGTTGCAGTCGTAGTATTGACGTTATTATTAGAATTAGTCGCAGTCGAGGTTGAAGTATTTACATTTGTGTTGGAATTATTCGCAGTAGATGTTGAGGTGCTAGTATTGTTATTCGTTGAAACATTTGTGTTGGAATTTGTATTCGTAGAAACGTTAGTGTTGGAATTTGTATTACTATTGGTATTATTCGTGGTCGTAGTATTGGTTGTTTCTAAACTATTCTGTTCACAATACTGTTCTCCAGCTGTGCAATCACCTGTTTGGTCTGCAATAGCAATAAAGGGTAAAAATAACACCCCTAAAATAAATATCCTTTTCATTTTTTCTTTTTATATCCAGAAGCATATATAGCTCTGCCTTGTTTTTTAGCTTTCGCTTTAGACTTGTAAGTCTTTCCTGACTTACCAAACTTATATCCGCCTTTTGTTTTTTTAACTGGCATTACTGAACAACATCAGGTTTTATTAAACCTTGTGCTTGTATCTTAGCAGCTTGTCTTAATACCTCTCTGTCACGTTCCATAAGGCTCTTAATCTCTGCTACGTTAATCTGCGCTCCATATTTTGCTTGAAGTTCTGCACTTTTCAGCATCATGTCCGCTTCAATTTCGTCTCTTCTTCTATCATCTTCCATAATTAGTTTTAGACGATCTGTTTCTGCGTCAATAATAGCTTTCTGCGCTGATACTTGAGCTTTTTGTATCTCTGCTTCCGCTAACAACGCAGCTGGATCTTGCTGTGGTGGTTGCGGTGGCATTGGAGGGAAGTTTGAATTAACAAACTGGTTGGAGTCTTTAAATCCAGCCATTTCAATCATTTTTTGTAGTGTGTGAGCGTACATTTGAGGTGTAACCATAGGGTTTTGAGGCCCTAATTGAGTCATTATTTGCTCTTGTTTTTGAGATACCATCATCAATGTTTGTACTCTTTCCTCGTCACTTGAGTTAGTTATCGCTACATTAACCACTATGTCTTTGTCTGCATCCCATACTCTAGGATCTATTGGTATAAAGTTATTATTTAACCTAACCATCTCTTGTTGGTCTTGGTGTTTAACAATTAAACGATTAACCAATCTAAATAAATCAGTCATGCCTTGTTCAGCAAATATACGAGCAATCATTTCAACTCTACCTTGAGCTGCGCTCATGGTCGCTGCTACCGCAGCTTTAGTTGTGCTTTGTAACGCTTCAGCGTTCATACCCATAGACGCTTTAGAAACACCTGTCCTTTGTTCTTTCGCTTCGTCTAAATAATCCAATACTGGAAAAGCAGCTGCTCCCACAAAGGGAACAGTAAAGGGTTGCACCATCCCTGGTGCGCGCATCCTGATCGGTTGTCCAATGTCGGAATTAAGTACATCGTCAATATTAACTTGACCTTCCACTACACCATATCTGGGGAAGATAGAGTGTCCGAGCGAATCGAGAGTATCTCTCATAATTTGTGACTTTGCTCGTTGTAGTGGCATGACGTAATCCGCAATGGAAGTACCGATTGCAGTATGCGGTTCTGGATCAGGGCAAAATAGGACTATGGGGAGATCGTCCCATTGCATCACGTTAGCTATGGTTAAACCACTACCAACGGTGCAAACTCTTATGCGCTCTGCAATTCCATCACCATCCAAATCGTAAAACAAATAGTGTTCTACATATAAACAATTCTTTGAACCAGGATCACTTCTATCAGCTGCGTAAACATCATCGTAAGGTTGACGCGCTTGTTGGTTATCCCATTCATCTTCATCAAATTCAGTATCGCCACCGCCAGCGTTCTCACTTATAAAATCGTAGTCGTAACCCATAGCTACTAAATCGCTTACAGTTTTCATCATTCTGTGAGCAACGTAAGAGCTGGATTTAATATCTCTAGCGTCTCTCGCTATTAATACTTCTTCTGGTGGGATAGCTTCGATGCAAACCTTATTAGCTTTCTTAACTCTTCTAATAATTACATCGTATTCAACAGGGAACTCTTGCTCTACTTGTTCACCTGTCATTTCATCTAAAATAAATTGCGTTTCGTATTTAACGCTTTCCTCAACAACTTCAACGTCTGGATCTGAAACCAACGCCATGTATTGTTCTCTATTAAGTCCTGTGTAGTCGTATGTGGAAGAAGTAACTGAATCATCCCAAAACGCCTTGACAAATCCTGTTTTCCTTACGAGCGCATCTTTAAACGCATCGTATAAAACTTGGAAGCCATGATTCTTTTCTTGGATAACGTGGTTAATGTAATCGGTTTGTTGTTCCGCTAAAGGTATATCTTCAGGGCCACTAGGTACAAACTCGACCACCCTTTTAGTACCAAAGAAAGTACGCAGTAGAGAGGGAAGCATATAGAGAACTGAATCTCTTACGTCTGTTGATATGTATTCGGATTGTAAATCACTACCACCTTCAGGCTCATCGCCCATGTAGTATTTAGTTGCTTCGGCACGATCTTCGCCTATTGCATCGATAAAGTCTTGAGCATCGTCAAGTTCAGATTTAAGAACGCCTTGTAGCTGTTCTAAATCTACATTTTCTTCTTCGTTAGTTTCCTCTCGCTCTTTTTTTTCTTCTTTAATTTCTTCTTTAGCGTATTTATCTGCCATTGGTTATTCCTATGTAATTAACTAATCCGTATAATACGGCTCTTCAATGGCTTCTTGAAAGAGTAGCCACTAAAAGAAAGTGATCCAGAGAAGTTGGCGGCATCTGAAGCCATTGTTAATGCTAATGCGTCTGCTAAATCAGGACTTTTTATGCCCCTTCTTTTCATGGACTCTTTGCTTTCTAATTTTATTTTACCACTACTTGTATACTCGTAGCTAGGTGAAACTAATTGAGCCATTAAATCATCATCTGGTGGTAGTCTGCAATCCCTTTGTGCTAACCAGTCTTTAATTTTAAACCACAGTTCCGCACGCAAGTTCAAATAGTTTTTATTAGTCGAGGGAGATTCTGAAACATTGATACCTCTAACTGGCAAATCCAACTCTCGCAATCTATCAACCACACCACTTCCCAAACCAATAACATCCACCAATATTTCTTGTGGTTTATTTTCAAACGTGGCGTTGTCGTATTCAGCTTTAACCGCTCCGCACAGTTGCATTAGATCCATAGACTTATAAGTTTGTATTTCTAAAACAGTATTACCTTGACGTTTACAAAGCGCAGAATTATCGCCACCAAATCTCGCTACATCCAATCCCCATAAAATAGCTTGCTCGGTGGTTAGCGATACCTCTCTGTCAATCGCTGCTCTTACCAAGTCCATTGGAATAACTGTATCGTCATCTGATTTAGGGAACTCACCCAATACCTCAACTCTGGATACAGTAGAGTCCTCTCCGTATTGGTCGAGCATTTGTTGGAATACTTTTTTATCTGTGCCTTCTACTTCTCTACTGTCTATTTGAGCGTTGTTCCAAAAAGATTTAGCACCATGAAAGCTGTCATAGAAAGGGCCTTGATTTCTTCTAGGGTTGGAGAAAGCGAACCAAAATCTATTTTCGGTGGGTTCTGAAAAGAACCCCTCCGCTACTGAATAGATAGGAGCTGGAATACCTGATGCTTCATCCATGATTAAGCACACGCCATAGTTACTGTGAATACCAGCAAAGGCGTCTGGGTTTTCTTCCGACCAAAGTTGTGCTTGTCCGTAGTAATAGCCTGTGTCTATTTGTAGGTCTTTTTTAAGACTGGCTTCAAACCAATCAACAGGTTTAAGCGTGGTTGCAGTTTTATTAAACCAATGTCCATTAATGGATAGCGTTAGCCACTTACCAAGTTCCGCCCATGTTCTTGAGCGCAGCTGTTGTTCGGTGTTAGCAGTTACAATTACAGTCGATCCGAGACGAGTCGATAGCATCCACAATATAATCCACGCAACCAAAGCGGATTTACCGATTCCACGACCAGATGCAACTGCCAACCTAAACATATTGGGATCAAACTTCCCAGCGTTCTTTTGAATATGGTTTGCCAAATCTCGTAAAATTTTCTCTTGCCACTTGCGAGGGCCTTTAAATCCTTCGAGGGGTGTTCCTTCTTGATCCCAGGGGAAAACGTATTTTACAAAGTTAAGGGGATCGTCTTTTATATTGGCAGTCCATAGATCTGCCATTAACTCTTCTTCTTGTTTTGCGCTGTATTTCATTTTTTATCCTGGTTGTTTCATACAAAATATTCCACATTCAAAATCATAATTTTTTAACGGTCTGCCTTTTGCGTTCAAGGGCAATGTGTCTAAATAAATCCTTTCCCCTTTATGTCTTACAAGTTTAGCTCCTATTTCTCTTGATTGTTTGGCTCTTCTCTCAAAAACCTCTGGGAAAGTTTTTCGTACTAAATTCCAATAAGTAGGAGACGTTGCTTTTACACAACCAATGCAATTAGCATTAGGATAACCAAGTTCGTATATTTTAGGCTTTTCTATGCCAGCTTCGTTTAATATATCAAAGCAATCTTGCTTCGTTATATTTTCATCTACCAATACAGGAATAAGGTTGTCCTTTTCTACCTCTTTAAACCTTATCGCTCTTTTTTCTTCATCAGCAGTAAAACCAAGCACTAAATAGTCTGTAATATTTTTAGCTTCCCATTCTTGTCTTGCGTTCTTTTTTAAATGCAAAGTGCATGGCGCACCAGAAACTCCAGACATATACTGCCTAACATCCCAAACTGTTTCAGCTGAACAATCTGGAAACTTGGAGTTTATAGCGTATTCGATTTCTACTCCCAACCACTTTTCAACGTCTTTTAAAAATCTTTGATTATCTTCATGCTCTTCTACAACAGGGTTATTAACAACTCTTATATTGTTATCTTTGCCATATTTCTCTAGCGTAATCTTAGCCGCCACAGCTGAAGCAGCACCGCACGAAAACCAAACAGTTATTTCTTTATCTCTCATTTTTTATCCAAGTAGGCTTTATAAGAATCCGCTAGAGCTAGTATTGCTGTTAGCGGTGCGTTTTGTTCTTCCAAGTATTTTAGTTGAACCAAGTAAGGTTTGTTAGAGGGATAGTTGCAATCATCGAGAACGTGCTTTGCAAATGTTCCTGTTTTATCGTCTCTATCTACGTTCTGTAACAGGAAGTGATAGAAGTTCATCCTTGCCCTCTGTATTTCTTTCTATCGTTACGTTTGTTTTTGCCAGATCCAAAGCTGTTTTTAGAATTGCCAATGGATGTTCTTTTATAGCGATGGCGAGATATATCTCTTGCTGATACTGATTTAAAGGTTGCTTTTCGTACCATTATAAAAAAATAAAATAAGCGACAAGTAATCCAAAAGTTAAATTTACAAATAAAAGGGTTAGTTCAGGTCTATTCATAAAAAATATAAAAAATTTAGTTCATAGCTACCAAAATTATACCCCCCAACTTTTTTTGGAGGGGGGGGTGACTAGAAGATTTAAAACTCTGGAGATAGTGTAGAGAAAAAGACGATCTTCTAATCGTGAAGCAGCTGAGGAGGAGAGAGAGCTTCATGTCTTTTGGGGTTTGTCTGATTTTTTATCTGTTGATCCTGGAGCGGAAAGCCTTATGTCAGGCACTTTCTCGCCTTCTATAATATTCACTGGTGCATCTAAGGTGCGTAATCTGGCATTATCAAGGGCCGAACCAATGGAGAGAGTGTGATTGGTTTCTACTCTGTCTTGCCAGTTGTCAGGATCTCGGTTCTTTAAATAGAAGATTTGAGAAGTGGTGTTCATGTTTTGAGTTGCGTTTAAAAAAAGCGCGGAAGCCACAGCGTCAAGAGCTTTCGTTCTCCCCCCTTTTATAGCTTTATCAAATTTGTCAGAATCCCTTTTTCTGCGAGATATAGTTGCCAATGAAACGCCCATGCTATCAGCAATTTTCTGTTCTGATATTCCCATACCAATCATTCTGCTAACTTCCTCAAGTTGCTCATCTGTGAACGAAATACGCTTCCTTCCAGCTCGTTTAGGCTTACTTTCAGTCATCTTTGTGCTATTTATCTCCATTTCTTAGTGTATATCCTAACCCAACCAACAGAAAATGTGTATGCTCGCCAGCTTTAGGCAAGCGCAACTCATTCTCTGCTGTATATTTTATTATATTCTTTGCAATTAACCTATCCACACTTCGCTTCACAGTATTCCTGTGCATCCCTGTCGCTTTAGCCAAATAAGTAATGCTATCCCTCACACTCCAGCTCGCCAATCGCCACCTATCCACCATGATCCACAATACCAACTTATCCGCTGGCAACAAATCAGTTCGCCCCACCCTCGCTTTGAACCAATCCTTCCACAACGCTCGCTTCACCACCCTAAAATCAGAGTACCTCGCTACATACTCCACCCTCACTAAAGCTGAGTTCTCCTCCCTCTCTATATTCCCCAACACCATCCATTTATACTCCATCATTCACCCTCGCAATGCTTGCTCCCCACCTTCGGTGGGAGCAAAGCATAGGTAGTATAAGTAGTATAATAGGATATAAGCACCTAGTAGGTGCATCAAATGACCAGATAGGTGCATCAATCGACCTAGTTGGTGCATTAAACTATTTCTTTTCACCCTTCTTTTTGGGTTCTTTCTTCTTAAATATCCGATCAAATTCCTTGTCGAACTTCTCTTTATTGAAGGGCCTGTAGTCTGATCCTTTACTCATCTATCTCTCCTAAAATAGCTAAAGCAATCCAGTATGCCACTTGTGGAACTATGGCATTACCGAGTGCTTTTAAACGATTGGCTCTGTTCTTTGGATTGGTGGTAACTCTGTCTATTCCTCGTTCCCAAGATCCGTCCACCCATGAGGATACCCCATCAGACCTTCCACCCAGGTAGGATTCAAAGCTCCTGATTTCTCCGAAACCACCATCGAAAGGTTTAACTGCTTCCCCTTCTCCGCTCGTCTCTTGATCGCTGGAGTTGATAAGTTCCCCCTGTCTCGATTGTCCGAGTGTGCTGGAGTTGGCCACATCCTCATATGTACTTCCGCTGTTAATGTTGGTGTTTTTCTCGTGAACTCCGCTGGATATGCTCCCTCCTTCGATAAGTGAGCTGTCGGAGTCGGCCACATATTCTGTTCCGCTTCTTGAACTGCTACCGTTAGAGGTTTCCCCCCTTGTGCGTAGTTCTTCGTTCTCTCCGTTGCTGAATCCGTTGTTGGTGTTGGCCACATCTGTACTTCCTGACTCAATGGAGGTTTCTGTCCTCCTCCCTTGTGTTTCTTTCTCGGCTTCATTATGTTGTTGGAATCGAAAGCTGTTGGTGTACTCCACATATTCGGTTTCCCTGACTTCTGTATCTCCTCCGTTGGCCAGAACTTCACGAACCGATCCAGACTCACGCTCTTGCCTGTCATTGGATTCATTGTCTCCTTGCTCGTTGACTCCCTTTCTATGTGATCGCTCGCTGTTGGAGTTGGAATCCTCTTGCGTGTCTTGGGCGATAACCCAGACTCTATCTCTGCGGTGGTGGGCGTTGACGGAAGAAGCTGGAAGTACAACCGCCCTTGCGGAGTAGCCTTCGCTTTCCAAGTCAAACAACACATTGTCGAGTCCCAATGTGATGTGACCAGCAACGTTTTCTGCCACGATAAACTTGGGTCTTTTCTGTTTAATAATTTCAAGCATGAACGGCCAGAGGTGGCGGTCGTCCTCCTCGCCTTTGCGCTTCCCAGCTTGACTGAATGGCTGACAGGGGTATCCCCCTGTGAGGATGTCACATTCAAGGTCTTGCCATTTTCCTTGTCCCCAAATAGGTCTTGTTGATTCATTTCTTACTAACTCCGTAATGTCATTATAAATTGGAACACCGGGAAAGTTCTTTTTCAAGACCTTCTGTGGATATTCCTCTATTTCACAAAAGGCTACAGTCTCTATCTTTTGAGTTGAATCAAAAGCCAAACTGAAGCCACCGATACCGCTAAACAGGTCTATATGTTTAAGTTTACTCATCATCCTCCCAGGGATTACCCTTCACATACTCATTACGAGTTTCTTCTAACAATTCTAAAACTGCATCTTTTCTAAAGAGCGTCTTAGTTCTCATGTCCGTTTGCGAATTGGATTTAACCATTGCAAATCGCACCAATCTATTTGGATCGTAGTCCACACCATATCTCGTACACACAAACTCTGCTTCTTTCTCTGGCCCGTGATACATAACCGCTGCCCATCTCTGTGAGTCCACTAGCGAGCTTGCTCCTCTGATGCTGGCTCTATGAAGCATTGGATCATCACTCTTACCTAACGAAACCTTGCTCATGTGATGTATGGAGATAACACTACAAGCTAATTTGGAAGCCATACTTGCACAATACTGCCCCCACACTTGCCCTACCTCGTTTGAATTGACTGGCGCACTTATCATCGCTTGTAATGGATCAAATACAACTAGAACTGGATTGTGAGACTTTATCTCCTCTAATAATTCAAGTGCGGTTGGTGTAAAACCCAACCCACCGCTATCTTCTTTAACCAATGTCAAAGGTTGTGGTAAATCAGGCACAGTCACACAAAATAAATCGTGGAGTGCGTCTTTCCTTGTGTTGCTTGGATCTATTAACGTCAATCTACGCCACAACTCGTTTCTATCATCCTCTGCGTTGACAAAAACCACGTTCCCTCGCTGTGTAACGTCTTTGCCCATCCATTGACCACCACTAATGCAAGCCATAGACAGCTTGAGCATCTCCATACTCTTACCGATACCACCCACCGCTGCTAAAACGCCTGGAACTGCCATAGGAATTAAACCATCTATTAACCACTCACGCTCTGGAGGAGAGGAGGAGAGATTACGAACAGCAAATTGACGGATACCTATGACAGTCCTTTGTATTAATTCGTTCCTTACATATTCAATACCATGTTCTAAATACGCATCGTTCCAATCACCTTTCTCTGGTGGTATGCGTAATATTGCGTTGCTAACTGCCTTTGCAGTCTCGTTAGCGCATTTCTCACCAACGCCATTGCTATCATTATCCAACGCTAAAATAAGTTTCGCCTGACTAACCTTTCTAATCTCACTACACGCTTCTAAACAAAAGGGAGCAGCGAACACTACTGCTACTGGCTTATTAGTTGCTTCCGCAACACTAACGCCAGTTGCGTAACCTTCGGTCACATATATTTCTGACAAATTGGGTAAGGAATTGTGGTCGCATCCAATTAAAAAGATACCACCCTTAACTTTGGAGCAAGTGGCAAACTTTTTTTGCCCTTTAGGTGAAATGGTCTGTAATGATTCGATCTCCCCTGATATACTGCGAATCGGTATCAACAGCTCGTTTCTGTTGTTAATTTTTAACCCTACATTTTTAACTTTTTTGGAGACTAAATATTTATGTTCCTTGCTAAGCTCATGTCCTTTTTCAAATCTTTCACTACACTCTTTTGCGACCTCTTCTTGCCTTTCTTTGCGATTAGCTTTTGCCCTCTCATTAGCTATTTGCACTTGTCTGGAGAGTTCGGCTTGCTGTGAAGGGGATAAATTGGATACCGCTTTGTTAGACCATTTCCAGGTTAGATTAGATCTCCAATTACCATAAACACAGACCATTAACTGATCCGTTTGAAAGAAAACGTAATAACCAGAACGCTCACCTGAACGATCTGCCCTTACGCTTGTCGTGGCTACTACAGGTACTCTCTGTAGCTCACCAGTCGTGTCTATGTAATCTACTCTTAATCCGTCATTGTTCATTTGCCGAACTAGGTCGGTAATATCACCAGCTGTGTTCGGAAAAGCTATATCATCAGAAAGAGCAAGACCACCTTCAAAGTAATCTTCTACGTCTTTCATTAGAACGGCACTTCAGATTCTTTCTTTTTGTACGCTCTAATAATTACGCTAATAAATTTAGATACTGTACTTTTATCCCATTTGTTTAAATGAGGGCCATGTTCCTTAATAAAGGGAGCAGCTTGTTTGATTGCGTAATCTCTACAATCATCACTAACCACAAAACCATTCTCATTTTTCTCTGGCAATTCTCCTCTAAGTCCATTCTTTAATAAGTCTAAGTGACTCATACTGCACGCTCCTATTGCTTTTGAATTTCTATCACTTGGATCTCGATACATCAGACCTGAACATCCACGAAAGCAGATGCCACAAGCTGATGGTCGAGTATCTCTTATTGATCCCAGGGGTTCTTCTCGGAATCTTCACTAACAGGCTCACTAGCTTGTGGTTTAGTATCTTTTGCAACAGTCCAACGCTTTATGTCGTTATACCCATTCTTATTAATACTAACTGTAAACCCAGCTTGCTTACCAATCAGTTGATCCCAGCTAGTAAGTGAACCAATCTCTGTTGCGCTCATTAAACGCATCAGATCTTGTTTACCCCACTCAACGTAGTCTGCGTTGTTGTCAACCAAAGTAATATTTTTCCAAAGGTGTCTGCCCTTGCTTTGTTCACTTGTGATTTCAAACTCAATCTTTAAATGTTCTCCATCTGACCAAGATTCAGGGTTAATTTCAGCAGAAGCATTGACGATCTTGCCAATGTATTTGCCCTCTGGAACTGGTGAATTATCGTAAGTAGGTGTTTCCATACCTTCTGTAGTTAATCCATCTTTGAAGTAATCTTTCACATCACTCATTTTTTATCTCCGTTTTTCATTGAATTTAAAATGGCATCCCAAGAGAAATCTATTTGCTCTTCCATACCATATCTATTTTTTGCCAACCAAGCTGGCTTCTCTTGTGTCCATAGTTTCCTCTCACCGCTAGATACAGCTCGCTTTTCTTGCTTACCCATCTTGCCTTGTGACTTCACTAAGTTCACATCATAGTTACCAAACATTAATATATCGCTATGCTCTTGCAGTTTCGCTGAAGCTGCCTTGTGCAAAGCAATCTCATAACGATCATAACTCTCTCCGTCTGGCGGATAAAAAGTTCTGATATTTGTATGAGCAAGTTGCATGATAATCATGTTCTTTTCGTTTCTAAGTTGGTTAAGATAATCAATATATTTTTGCCAAAGCAAAACAGCTAACTTATAGCCTTTGCCATAGGCAATGTTATCTATCGAATCTACCTTCTCGTTTTCACAAACCTTTTGCCATATAAGAGCTTCCAACCAATCTAGGCTGTCAAGCGCTACGGCTTTATAGTCGTGTTTTTCGTTTATTAACTCATGTAATGCAGACATTACATCTTCATAAGATTTAGCTAATGGAAAGTGAGGTACATCTGCCACCCCAGCTAATCCATCTTCGGTTTGAATGAAGATCACACCTGGTATTGATGCAGCTAGTGTGGTTTTACCCAATCCAGCAGTTCCATGAATTAAGATACGAGGGGGTTTCCTCTCTATCTTCTCTTTTATATCACTAAGTTTAAAAGCCATATTTTCCTCCTTATTGCTTGGTTTCTGTAATGATTTCAGCATCTTCAGCGTCTTTATCAGACACCGCTAATGATGATTCTAATGCAGCTATCAAACGATCTTTGTGATCCAATCTCGTTCCTAGCTGAAGATCTAAACTTTCAATTTCAGGTTGTAATGTTTTGAGCATTGTCAACATTCGAGCTTCATTTTTATTTAAGTCAGCTTCAAAATATTCCTTATCGTTGATAGTTAATGTGGGTTTGGGTTCTTGGTTATCACTCATTGTTTCCTCCTTTATTATGTAATGGACAAGTGAATTGTTTGGCTGGACAAAATCTACAATGATCGCCAGCAAAAGGTTCAGGTTCTAATTCAAAACAGCGTTCAGCTGCTTCTTTTAGATCGTTCAATCCCCAATGTAGTAACCCCATCAAGTCGTGCTTCTGCGAGCTAATCTTAGGATTAACTTTTGGTTGCACTATGGTTGTGATTACATCTTCGGTTTTATCCGATCCAAATTCTTGTAGGCAAAGCAACATATATATTTTTAATTGAGAACTGCTTGGTTCTACTTTCCACTTGCCTGTCTTTAAATCTATTATTTCTATGTTGTTGCCATAGATGATAGTTGCATCCGCAGTTCCAAATAACTCTGGATGTATTTCATCGCTTGAGCGATACCTTCTTTCTAAATAAAGTTCGCCTTTGGTTTCTTCTAATCTTTTCTCTATGTAGTCGGTGTAAGTTTTGATGATGTCTATATCTTCTTGTTCAATAATAATCTTATGACCTTGTACTTTATGAACTGTGCCTAAAAATTCTTCAGGCGTACTTCTTTTGTATAAAAATGATTCCGCAGCTTCGTGATTGATTGTTCCCCTAAGTGCTGCAACGTGGGTGGGTTGTTCTTCTGATATGCTAGATAGGTAAGGTGATGCTGGACAATTTGACCAGCGTTCAAATGATGATGGCGCAATACTACTATGATCCAATGTTTCTCTCCTCTAATCTCCTTTCGTTTTAAATTTCTATGAACTCCGTTTGCTCTTGTTCATACGCTTCAACATCATCAAGGCGATAATAAACTCTGCCAGTATCTTTGCGTTTTATATAACGTGGCCCTTTCTTTGGTTTAGCGGTTCTCCAATTACAAAGTGTGCCTTTGCTCATTTTAAACCTTTGTGCCAACTCACCTGTACTTAACATCTTGACCATGTTCCTATCTCCTAAAAATGTTTTTGATTTTATTCGGTGTTAATTATTCTAAATTTTAATTTATTCTAGTTAATCGTGTCAACCGATTATCAAAAATTAATTAAAATTAGTATAAATTATGAACTCCTCATTTCTCTCTGCTATATCTAACAACAAAAGAAAGTATAATGCAAGAATGTTTATGAACTAAAATGAACATGGGTAAAAGGATCAATGATATAACTCCTGAAGAGTGGGATTCTCTAAAATGGGGCAATTCTAAAGCAACCGAGATCCAAGTCGGAGGAGATCACTACGCTAAACAAAAGGAATACCAACCAGCGGAAGTGATACAAAAACTAAAACTGTCCTGGTGTAAATCAAACGCAATCAAATATATTTTACGAGCTGGCAACAAAGGGCCAGCCACAGAAGATCTAAAAAAAGCAATTCATTATTTAGAACTTGAGCTAGAAATAGAAGCGGAGAAAACATAATGCCACCATTTATTGTTGCTGATGATTCTTACATAGATTTCTTAATTTTTTGTTTTATGAAATGGGTAGGAGAAATAAACGACCAAACAACTACAGTTTCTTTTCGTGATTATTTTGAAAATCCAGTAAGGAAATTAAAACTTGAAAAAGAATTTACTGCTAATTCAGATGGCGAACCTTTAGACATTTGGTTTGATCCAGCTGAAATAAAGGAGGTGTTCCATTGAGTAATTATAAAAAAATGAACGTAATAAAAGGATACGCAACTTCATTAGCTGACAATCCTTGTATTAATATGTGTGGCAATTTGACAGTAGGTGGCAATGCTAGCTGCAAGTATTGTGGTAGAACACAAGAGCAAATAACACATTGGCAAGAGTATCCAGTAACAGTTAAAAAATTAATTAACTTAGAGAATTACGATAAACACGCTTCCAGGCAAAGAATAACTGCCCTTGCACAAGAGTACGATATATCTTTTGAAACTGCTAGACAGATATTCGCAGTTGATGGGCATTTAAGTTCTATTAATTAACCCTCGCACTCCACAATATCGTTATACAGCTCCCTTCTGATCTCCGTTCTTAATTCTTTTGGAACTTCACTAAGGATCTTTAAGTCGCTTATCTTAGGCTTAAAAGTTTTGTGCTTATTAGCTTCATGGTCGGACTCGTCTTTCCATCGCCAGCGTATCTCCTCTGAATGCAGCTCTGATTTAAAATAGAACGAATAACGCAATGGTTCACTCTTCATCTTTCACCCCTACAACGTAGCCATGAATTAATTTTATATTAGTAAATCCTTGCTCCCTAAGTGCTTTGGCTTCTTTGTTCCTTTTGGTCAACTTAGAGTATTTTCTTTGTCTTTCTTCTATGTTAAGTCTGTTATGCGGAGAAGCATATTCAAGGTTGTAGATTGTTACGTCACCACGATTTCCAACCCATCCAATTTCAACATTATTTTTATCTCTAAGTATCCAACCACCACTTTTTTGTGTTGATTTTCTTCTAAAGGGTTTGCTAATAAAAGGAGAGTATAACCATTCAGTATTTTTACGTTTTTCATTAAATAAATTTACTGCTTGCTTATAGGTGTGTTTAACAGTTTTATCTATAACTGTGCCTATCTCTATTCTTTTCCTTTTATATACGCTTTTATGTGGATAAATTACTTTTATTGGTAATACATTCATTTTTCCTCCTCCAAAATTACATCTCCCAAACGATCCTTTGCTTCACCAATAACCCTTGCGTACTCTATTGGATCTACTGGTACGTTAGTTGTTTGGGTGTGTGTTAGGAATTGCTCTAGTCTATTGTGTATGCGTTTTAGTTCTTCAAGCATTGTTATCTCCATAAAATTTAATCTTTTCAAGAAACCATTTAAAAGGATTAGAGTTTATTAAATCTCTCCTACGTTCCTTTCTTGGCTCTTGGGTTACTTTACCAGTTCTAATGTCGGTAAAAGTTTTGCTACCATCATTAAAAACTTTTGTTGATATGTAGTCGTTGTAATGATGATGTTTAAGTTGCTTCGCCCATTTATTGTAGGCTTGCAATCCTCTTTGCTTTTCT